CGACCCTTCTCCCACTTGGCAAAGTTAATCTTATCTGCTTTGTAAAACTGCTGGTATGCTTTTACTGGGTCTTCGATACTCTCAATATCGGGGTATGCTTTCATCGCTTTTGCGTATTTAGAACGACCAATAGATGGGATATTACGAGGGCATGGAGATAGAATAGTTTGAAGTATTTCCCATGAACGATGAATCTTACCGAATCGAAACTCGAACTCTTTTGCAAGTTCACGAAATAGATTATAGTGCCAATGATAATTACCTGCTGATGCCATTGTCCACACAGTGCATGGGTGACCTGCATGAACTGCTTTGTATACTATATCATCATGCTCTGGTAAACGGTAGTGTTTGACCATACGCTTACCTGATTTAGATGGGGCAATATACTCTTCACCATCCAAGATACGATGGGCAGTCGATAGCATCTGAGCCGATTCTACAATCATTTTAGGAACATGCTTATCACAATGCATTTGAGCAGCAAGTTCTGTATCTTCATCAAGCACGAATATATTCATTTGTCTACACCATTTCTATAAAACTTCGTTCCACTATAAACTTCAATCTCGCCATTTGGTAATTCAATCAATCGAATAATATTATCTTCTTCTAATACCATAAGCGTCGTATCGATAACTTTATAATAAGCGTATTTGTAACCCGCATAACAACTAAGACCAACAACAGCTAACAACAAAGAACCAACCATAAGTTCATTATACATCCTATTGCTCCAAAAGTAAAGTGTTTAATTCATCAAAGTTTAAAATACTTACGTTATCTGAATCTGGCGTGTATATACCACTTTTAATTACTTTTTCTGGATAACAAAAATGAAACTTTACATTTGGGTTTTGTTCAATCATCCAGCCAAGATAATTCATTCGATTGCGAGTGTCGTTTAAGTTTGCTCTTGTATCTAAACCATAACACTCGGTGCCATGAAATACATTTGATACGGCAATTTTTTCATTCACAACTAAGAAATCAAATCCAAAAATATAGATAGTCGTATAGCCTTTTTTCATTGCTTCATTGATAGCATTCATGCCAGCGTTTGAACGTGGGCGTGCTGGGTTCCAATCTTTCTTATCAGATTTACCCCAATGTAGCTCTACAGGCTCCCACTTCTCGTCTTCTGGTGGATTTAAGAATCGATCCTTTGGAAATTTTGACCCTTCGATCTCTTTAATGATAGCTTCATCAATAGCAACCAAGTAGTCAGGTAAGATATGATCTTTATATTCTCTATAGAGAGCATTGCAACCAAAAACTTTACCTCTACCTTTGAGGTCTTCAAGTTTAAATTTTTCCCTCGAACTTCCGTTCCCTATCACGTAGGCTGTCTTCAGTACGTTCTTCATTATGAATCATCTCTTTTCGTTTATCTTTACGCTGAGTGAATTTTTTTTTCTGAGAAACATTAGTGGAATGATCATCATCCCATTCGTCTTTTCTTCTACGATATGTCTTACCCATTTGCCTTTTCTTTTTCCACCCATGTTGAAGCCAAAGCTGGCCAAGCTTCTTCAAACAGTTTACGAGTGATGCCTTTATATGGCATCTTTTTATCTTTAATCGAAATGACGAATTTTGCATCATCAGGATCAAGAGACTCTAAGAAGTTCACAAACTGCACTTCTCTTTTATGTGGACTCATAGTAGGATATGGACCACTCTCAATAAACACACCAAACTTACGCATGTTAGCATAGAGAGTCATTTCAAATCCCTGTGCTTTTGTTGCTGGCGTATATGGCGGTGTGCCTTCTGGCAATAGAAACTTCAAGTTTGGATTGAAGCAAAGATCAACAAGATTCTCTAAGACAATGTTATGCTCACTGCGCAACATATCAATCTTATCTTTCCTACCTGATAGTTTCGATACCTTGGTAAGCAATTCTGAAATGCTATATTTGTACATTTAGATTTTCTCTCTAATATTATTTTCTATTTCTTCTACCCTGCGCTCAAGAACACTTACCGCAGTGCGAAGATTGCCCGTACCTTGATTGGTATATCTATCTTTAATAATACCAATCTCACGTTCAAGTATACGCATGTGTATCAAATCATCATAATTCATAATAATATCCTTTAAAAGTCGTGAATAACGTCCATCATATTTTTCATTTTATTTTTAACAAAATAGTTAAAAATCTTGCTTCTTTCGTTTAATTTATAATTGTCATAAATTTCATTTGTCTGTTCAATTATATTTTCAGGAATAAAATCAAGATCAACTAATTGTTGATTACGACGATAGTTACGCAACATACGCTCGTCACAGAATTCTTCTGGATCTTTACCATTCCAAGCATCGACCTTTTTAGTAGCAAGAGGTGTCTGACGTTTGCCTGTAACGAACACATCATCGGCTGATAAGAAGTTAGGAACACCATCACCTCTATCGCCTCTGAGAATATGCTCATGCACGTAACGAGCAGGATTACTGCATGTTACATACTTCTTACCCATAGGGCTATACTGCTCTACATTAGCGTACTTCTGTAGCTGCGCGAAGTCTTTGTCTGAGGATAGGATTAGGATAGGCTCGGCTGAATCATTCATAATACCAAGATGACCAAAACGATGACAGAGTGCACCGATGACATCATCAGCTTCTGCGTGCGGTACTTGAATTACTTTATAGGGGAATTCGGAACGAATATCATCACGAATACCATTGAGCACGGTAAAGATCATATTCCAATCAAGACCAGACTCTTCACGGTTCTTTTTACGATGGATTTTGTAGTAGGGGTAAAGTTCTCTACGCCAGTAGTCTTTGTCGTCACAACAAATAACCAACTCGCCAAATTTCTTACCAAACTTTGTACGATACATCCGAAGAGAGTTAAGCACCATGTGCCTAACAAGGTCTTCTTCGATTTGTATATTTTTCTTGCCTCCAATTTGCATCATCAGATTAGAGATCATAACTTGATTTAAGTCCACTAATATCATATTTTTCACTCAGTCAATTTCAATTTATATCATTATTATATATTACTTTTAATAATAAGTCAATCCAAATTTGGCAATTCATCTTCCGTTTCTATGATTTCTATCATATCTTCGATATGACCCGCCAATGGATGGTCTATTTCTAAACTTTTATACAAGCAATACCTCAGAGTTTCTACTGTGTATGTGAAACGCACAACAAAGTTTTCATCTAAAACTTCAAACCCATGCGAAGCAAGTTTATTATACAAAGAATTAGAATAGTGATCGCAAATATGATCAATATATTCTTTTTTGTTTTTTGTAAAATAATCTCCAAGCTGCTCCCCGTTCTTAGGAGGAGGCTCGGAACCTATTTCATCATTGAGGCTTGGGAATTTTATTACGTTATTTGCTGTCATTTTACCACACGAAGTAATATCGTCTCTCCATTGATTCTTCCATTAGGCTTTGATGGCTTACTACTTATTTCATCCATCAACTTACGAAGAATCAATTTACCACCATCTAACAATCGAGGTAAAACTTGCTCGGGTTTTCTTAGTTTTTTACGCACAGACAAATCCTCGTCATAACCTTTTATACTGGTGCCTTTAATTGAAAGACCAGTTGGTCCAAGAGCATCATACCTTTGGAGTGTACGATATTTAGTGTTAAAAACCCATAGCTGTTTGCAACCAACAATAAGAGCAGGGTTAATACTTACTAACTTGAGCTCTTTGTTTTCCTTTGCGTATTTTATACGAGCAACTTGTTTCTCAACAGACGCTGGTTTTTTTATTCGAGTTTTGCGAACTGTTTTCTGGTTAGAACTCCACGTATCACAATCATTGATGATACTGCTTAGAAACTCAACAAACTTCTTGACTTGAGCGGGTTTCATATAAGAATAACCTTCAACGAGTTGCTCATCGGATGAAGGATGTACCAATTTCGACGTTTCAATTTGAGCTAACTCATCGCGCCATGGCACATAATACTCACCAATAGCATTCGCTTGTTGAGATTTTACATTGTTTGCCATAAGCCATTTGTACATATCAAAATCAGACTTATAGCCACCTTCAGAAAACAAATCAACTTGCTCTTCAATATCACCAATGTATTCACTAATCTGATCACGAATACGATCTTGAATAGAAACGACTGGCTTTTTAATTGTTTCTATCGGAGTCTCTTCGATAGCAGTCTTACCGACTTCTTCAAGTTCACTCCACTTACCTTCTAACCAATCAATCGTTTCTTGATCAAAAGAACCACCACGATTCATAATATAACAGTATTTACCTACTGTCATAAAACTATATGGTTGAATCGAAGAATACTTAAACTTCCGCATTTGTTCTTTACGAAGTTTCTTGCTGTATTTAATAGCTTCGTCTTTATAATCTTTGATTGAAGTATTAGCCGCCATCCAAACGAACCCCCAATGCTTAGACATTGAATAGTTTTCAAATTCTGGATTGATTTCCAACCAAACAGGTTCATTTGGATCAACTCGGCGAGTAACTTTTTTCTTTTTACGACTAGTAGATAA